CTCATCCAGCCGCAGCTGTTCGAGCCGCTTCGCTTGCTGATACCTTCTCAACCAGGCCTTCTTCTCTTCGTAGGTCATCCCCACACCTCCACACGCACGAACACACCGCAGGGGTCCGACCAGAACTTCTCCACGATCTCGCTGCACACCTGGGCATCATCGTGCCAGAAGTGCAGGCGGGTCATCTCGTCCTTGAGGGCCTTTTCCAGATTGTCGGTGTCAGGTTTGGAGGTGCGCCAGCTGCCGTCCGGGCGGCCCTCGGGGGCAAAGCACCACTTGACCACCAGCCGCACTGGCTTCCCGGCGGGCACGGGCTGATCCGGCGCATGGGGTGCCAGGTAGGCGTGGAGCTTGGAGCGGGCGGCTTTCAGTTCGGCGCTGTCGTGGAGCACGGCACAGGGCTTGCCGCCCTTCATGTAGGCGTGCAGCTCCTTGGCGTTGTGGGTGGTGGTGGGCGGCTTCATGGGCAGGAAGAATTGAGCAATGGGCAAAAATTGCACGTTCGTTTCACCTCGTTCTTTCTTTTTTGTTCGGCCAACGTGATGGGGAGGGTTCCCCGGAGGGATGGGGGCTGTGTTCGCCCCATCCTCTGGGAGACCCCATCACACACGGACGGATTTTGTATATTATATATAGGCTATTTTCCGTCCCGGATTCGGAAAAATAGCCGCTATTTTCCGAAATCCGTAAGCGGATGCGGATTTGTGATAGCCGCTATTTTACCGTTTTTGTACTATGCGTAAAGCGAAATATTGCAGACTGTAATTTATCCTGCGCTGCCGGGTTCTTTGCGGCCGATGTCTGCGCCGTCGATCCAGAAGCCGCCGTCCGCTTTCAAACGACGGCGTACGGTATCCGGTTTCAGCCCCATATATTCGGCCATGGAGTAGACCGTTACCTTTCCGTCCATCATGCAGGCTTCAAAGGCAGTGTCCAGCTCGGCCTTTTTGTCCTTGCTGACTTTGTCCTTATTGCCCCAGCGCTTGGATGCGCCCCGGGTACCCAGTGACTTGTAATCGCTGTCCGGCTGCAGATCCTCCAGCAGGCCGGTGTCCGGCTTGTGGACAGGGTAGTCGAACCAGAGGTTCACCGGGTCGAAGCGTGCAAACTCGCGCAGGGTGCCCTCAATGCGCCAGGCGGTCATGCTGTCGGCTTTTTTCTGGGCGGCTGCGATCTGGGCATCGATGGCCCGCAAGTCGGCCATGCCAAGGTGTTCTTTGGCTATGGCCAGCATCCGGCTTTTGCTCAGGGCATCGTCCGGGCCGTAGGCATCGGCATGGCTGCGCTTGTCCAGCATGGCCTTGAGCACCCGGCAGGCGGCCTTGTTGTGGAGCTGTTCCAAGATGGCATCGGTGGGGGTGAGCTCTGTCATATCCAGCATGGCATCCGGGTCACGGGCAAACACGCCGGAGCCGCTGGCGCGGTCCATGCTGCGCTTGCCGCCCTGGGCACCCTTGGAGTGGTGGTGGCAGTAGATCACGGCACAGTCCAGCGCACGGCAGACAAGGTCGAACTGGTTGCAGAACTTTGCCATCTGGTCGGCGCTGTTCTCGTCGCCGGTGATGACCTTGTAGATGGGGTCGAGGATGACGGCGGTGTAGCCTTTCTTACCCGCCCGGCGGATGAGCTTGGGGGCCAGCTTGTCCATGGGGACGGAAGCACCGCGCAGGTTCCAGATGTCAATGTTCCGCAGGTTCTGCGGGGGCAGGCCGAGGGCAGTATACACATCCTTGAAGCGGTGCAGGCAGGAGGCCCGGTCCAGCTCGAGGTTGATGTACAGCACTTTGCCCTGGGCACAGGAAAAGCGGCCCAGCCAGGGCGTGCCCTCGGCAATGGCAATGCACAGCTCAATGAGGGCGAAGCTCTTGCCCGCCTTGCTGGGGCCTGCCAGCAGCATCTTGTGACCCTTGCGCAGTACCCCGGTGATGAGGGCATCGGCCAGCGGCGGCAGGTCGTCCCAGTCGTCAGCCAGACTTTCGGTTTCAGGCAGCTCATCGGTCTCGGCTTCCAGCCAGTCCCGCCACTCGTCCCAGCAGCTTTTGCCGATGTTGGTCTCCAGCAGGGTCTGCCGCTGACTGCCGCGCAGGATGCCGGGCATCCGGGAAAGGCGGCTGGGGTTGCGGTTCTGCTGGTCGAGGGTCAGACCATTCTTCTGGCAGGCGGCATAGAGGTAATCCACCCGCTTGCGGTATTCGGTGTAATCCGGGGCATCCACCTTGACGATGGCGTGGACGCTCTTGCCGCCGGAGTAGACCAGGGCGGCACAGGGCAGCTCCAGCTGTTTGATGATGGCCTGCTGCCTGCCCAGATCCATGTTGTCGCATTCCACCAGAGCGTAGCGGTAGGCGGTGATATTGGCATCCTTGCGGCCCGTTCCGTCCACCGGGTTGAAGCAGATCCACGCGCCCACCTCGGGGTCGCAGTCGCCCACCACCTTGCCGATGTCCCCGCCGCAGGTGTCCAGCTCTGCGATGAGCTGGCCTGCGGTGCGGTCCCAGCAGCCTCTGGTGGGGCGGCGGCGGTCGTCGGCCATGAAGCTCTCGGTCACATAGGCCACGTGCTCGTCCTGCTCAAAGAGGGCCTGCAGGTAGCGCCTGAGCTGGTCAACTGGGTCCCACTGCTCAGGCAGAGCCAGATCGTGGGATTCCACCCACCGGGGGTCCACCAGCTGCCCCTCCGTTCTGGAGGAGCCGGTGGTGAGCTCGTCGCCCCAGTCCAGCGCGTGTCCTGCGGGGCCGCTCCATCCGTGGCTGTAGGCCAGCTGGAAAATGCTGCTCTCGGTGACAGGCTTTGTGCTGCCGTGAAAGCTCTCCCACTTCCGGGCACACTCACCCTTGTGGTAGCGGCCCCCGTCCCGGGCGCTCCATGCTTCCCAGACGGTGACGGGCAGGCCCGCTTCCTTGAGGCCCATGCCCACCATCGTCCATTCCTCATAAGTCAGGGAGGCCGGGGAAATGAAGTCCAATGCTTCTTTGAGTTCGATCTCATCATTCATCTGCGTTACCATACATCCCATGCGGGCGTTTCAGGTGGGGTGGGCGGCGTATAGGTGCTTGGGGTAACACCCTTGGGCACGCTCCGCCAGCCCTGGGCCGCAATGCGGTCGATCATGTGTTTGGCCTGCTCAAAACTCCATGTACCCACATGCTGGAAGCCGTATTTCTCCAGACAGCGGATCTGTTTAGGTGTGGTGAGGCCTTCATCCCGGCGCTTGTGCAGCCGGTCCAGCAAAAGGCTGGCCTTGCCTGCCGACTCCACCGCATCCGGCAGAATGCCCAGCTTTTCGAGGGCTGCGGTCTGCTGTTCGGTGGGCGGTCCGGCTTCCCATCCAAAAGCCGGTACATAGCCGGACAGGTCCTCGGCCTGAATGCTCATTTCGTATTGGAGCGGGTCCACCAGCTTTGCCTTCTTCCGGCGCTGTTCAGCCAGCTGCTTTGCAAGGGCTTCCTCTCTCTGGGCCACCACGTCCTCGCTGGCCTGGGCGGCGGCTTCCTCGATGTCCTCAGGACAGCCGGTCCCGGCAAGGTTTTCGGTCATCTGACGGGCCACGGCCCTGTCCTCGCACACAAGGTCTGCCGGGCGGCAGAGCTCATGCTTGTCGGTCATCCACAAAAAGTCGAGGAGCAGCAGGTCGGTCTTGCCCTCGGCCAGACGTGTGCCGCGCCCCACCATCTGGCTGTACAGGCTGCGCACCTTGGTGGGCCGCAGCACCACAACGCAGTCCACACTGGGGCAGTCCCAGCCCTCGGTGAGCAGCATGGAATTGCAGAGCACGTTATACTTCCCGGCATCGAAGTCGGCAAGCACTTCCTTTCGGTCGGCACTCTGGCCGTTGACCTCGGCGGCCCGGAACCCCTTGGCATTGAGCAGATCCCGGAACTTCTGGCTGGTTTTGATGAGGGGAAGGAACACCACCGTCTTGCGGCCTTTGCACCGCTGTGCCATCTCAGCGGCGATCTGCTCCAGATATGGGTCCAGCGCTGTGCCCAGCTGCCCCAGCGAATAGTCGCCGCTGGTGAAGCCAACTTCGGAGATGTCCAGCTGCAGGGGAATGGTCTGGGCCATGATTTTGCACAGATAGCCCTCTTTGATGGCATCGGTCAGCTTGTACTCATAGGCCAGGCTGTCGAACACCTCGCCCAGATTCCGCATGTCGCCGCGGTCAGGGGTGGCGGTCACACCCAGCACCTTTGCACTCTCGAAGTAGTCCAGGATGCGGCGGTAGCCGTCGGTGATGGCGTGGTGGGCCTCGTCAATGATGATGGTGCCGAAGTAGTCCCGGGGAAAGCGTTCCAGCCGAGCGGAGCGCTGCAGGGTCTGCACGCTGCCCACCACCACCCTGAACCAGCTGTTCAGGCAGGTGGACTCTGCCTTTTCCACGGCGCTGACAAGGCCGGTGGAACGCTGGAGCTTGTCAGCTGCCTGTTCCAGCAGCTCTCCCCGGTGGGCCAGGATGAGCACCCGGTCCCCGGCACGCACCTGATCAGCGGCAACGGAGGCGAATACGATGGTCTTGCCGGTTCCGGTGGGCAGCACCAGCAACGTGTGCAGACGGCCCTGCTCCCACTGGGCGTGGATGCTGTCCCGGGCGGCCTGCTGATAGGGGCGCAGGGATTGGATGTTCGCCATCAGAATGCCCCCTGTGTCCAGCCCTGAGCGGGTGCGGCCTTAGGTTCCGGCGGCGGCAGGAAGCGAGTGACCTCATTGCTCTGGCCGGTCTTACCTGCGTTGGGGCCGCTCTGCTTGGTGTACTCCCGGATGCCCAGACGGCACCAGCCCCGGGCACCCACCACCTCGTTCCAGCGGGGGCGGAAGGTCTCACCGCGCTTGCACTGGCCGATGCTCTCGAAAAAAGCACCCAGCAGACCCTGGGTCTTGGTGTGCAGATACAGGCGGTCGGTGACGGTGGCATCGCCCTTGGCCCCGCCGAAGATCTTCAGGGTCAGCTTTGCCATGGAGCAGGGCGGGAGCTTGGCACTGCCCTCAAAGCGGGCACGCTCCATGCCGGTGACCTCAAAGGCATAATCGCCCTCGGGCAGGAGCACGAACTCCTGCTGTTCGTTGGTGAATTCGTCGTCCCAGTTCAGGGCGCGGTCGGTGTTCATCTCATTCATAAGTAAAAGCTCCTTTCAAAATCATCAAAACGGCAGGTCACGGCTGTCCAGCACCATCTGCAGCACCTGGGGCCATGCGGCTACCAGACAGCCCTCTACGAAATCGGCCGGGTAATCCCGGATGGGCATATCCTCGGGGAAATAGCCCCGCTTGCCCACCACAGCCTGCAGCTCCTCCGGCGTGACGTTGTTGGCGCTCATCAGGGGGGCCAGCTTTTCCGGCACGCCCAGCGCGATCAGGTCCGGTGTGAGCAGAGCTTCGGGCACTTCCTCGCGGGGAGTCTGGGGCTGCGGAGCCGGAGTGGGCAGGATGTCGACTTCCGGCTGGGGGCTCGGTTCCGGCTTCGGCTTCGGCGCGGGCGCAGATGCGGTGCCGGGGATGCAGGCGGCGATGCCGGTGTAGTCAAAGGGGATCTCGTCGGGCAGGCCGAAGCGATTCTTGGCATCCCAGCAGGGGTGATGCGCTGTGTACATCACCCGGCGGCCGCCGGTGACCTTGTTTTTTGCGTTGGGGGCGCTGCTGCTCTTTTCCACCACGGTCTGGTAGTTGACGAACAGCAGCATGTCGCACCACTCCCGGATCAGCGGCTCCACCTGCTTGGTGGTCTTCATGGTCCAGCGGTCGTAGCTGCCCGCCGCATCCGGCTGTTCGAACTTTGTGATGGACGCGTGGGCAAGGATCAGAACGTTGTGCCCTGTGTTCAGCACCTCTTCCAGCGCGTCCAGCAGCTTGCCGAACTCCTCCTTCAGGTAGGTGTAGCCTTTGCCGTAGCCAAAGCCCTCCAGCCCGTCTACCTTGGCCTTGGCACAGACGGCATCAATGGCCAGCCGTTCGGCCCAGTCGGCGGTGTCGATGACCAGCGTGCCGCAGGGGATGTTCCCCCTGCGCACCTCGGCCACCTCGTCCAGCAGCATGGCCCAGCTTGTGGGCTGAGGCAGGCGCTTGACATTCAGCCGCTTTGTGCCGCCTTCGGTGTCGATGAACACCGGGTCGGGGAAGTGGGAGGCAAAGGTGCTCTTGCCGATGCCCTCGGGGCCATACAGCACGGTTTTGACCGGGGTATCCTGCACTCCGGCGGTGATGGCATACTTGCTCATTTAGAACGCTCCTTTCGTCCAGCTCCTGGGCTGGGGCTTTTCGGTGACAGGCGGCTCGGCATCTTTTACCATGCCGTCTTCGATGATGATCTGGCACTCGCTGCCGGTGGAAACGCGGGTGGCGATGGCCTGCAGGTGCTCTGCTTCCAGCCAGCGGCCAAACTCGGTCAGGGTGGTCATGTCCATCTGCTCCAGCTTGTCCAGCAGTACAAAACCGCAGTCCGGGTTCAGGCGGCGGACGATGGCGGCAGCCACCCGCAGCTGATCGCTGCCGGACATATCCCGCCAGTGCTTTCCTTTATAAGTAAGGGCACCGTCCTCCACGCTCAGCTCCGGCAGGGGCAGGTCAGCACCGTTCAGCAGGGCCATACGGTCGGCCCGCTTCTGAGTGATGGCTTCGGTGAGCTTGTCGTAGTCGCTGGCATACTGGGCAGCCTCGTCCTCGGCACGGGCCTTTTCCAGATTGGCACGCACCTTCTGGTTGGTCTCCTCGATGCTCCGGATGGAGGCTTCCAGTTCGGCGGTGGATTTGTCCTGCAGATTCTCGGCAGAGGTCTGGGCGATTTTTACGTCGGCCTGCATCGTGGTCAGCCGCTGCTTTTCCGTGCTCAACTGAAATTCAAGGTCTGCAACCACTTTTTTCTGCCGTTCAAGCAAATCTGTGAGCTGAACTAATTGATTGCGCTTGCGCTGGTTCTCGCCGTTGCGGGCGAGGATCTCCTGCTGCTGGTGGATGAGGTCGGAGGCGCTGACAGGTTCCTCCGGGGCTTCCGGGTAGTAGATCAGCTCCTCGGCAAAGTGCTTTTTCTGCTGGGCCAGCTGGCCGGTGAAGGTGCGCTTGTCATACAGGGACTTGATCTCCAGATCCCGGACGTGCAGCTCGGTGCCGATGCCGATGATGCGCAGCAGGATGTCCGCTTTCTCCTTGTCGGATGCTTCCATGAAGCGGGGCAGATCAAGGGCCAGCGGCTCGATAAAGGCATTGAGCAGCTGCTGGCCGCTGCGCCGCCCGGTGGGGTCGGTAACGGTCAGGGTGCTGTTTTTGCCCTTGCGCTCCACGATCACGCCGTTGGAAAGGGTGACCTTGAGATGGGCGGGAGCCACGGCCCCGTCCCGCTGTGCGGCATTGGGGCGGAAGCGGTCGCCGCCCAGGGCCCAGGCAAGGGCATCCAGCACACTGGTCTTGCCCTGATTGTTATTGCCGCCCACGAGGGTGAGCCCAGTGGGGGCAGGGGTGAGCGCAACTGCTTTGATGCGCTTGACGTTTTCGGCCTCAAGGGCCGTGATGGTTACAGACATCTGGATACCTCCCCTTGGATCTGTCCGAGTGTGTGAATGAGCATATTGGTCAGCTGTTCCCGCTGTTCAGGCGGAAGCCTGCGGAGGGACGGGACCACCATTTTGCCGATGTTCTGGAGAGAACGGTCGGCCAGCAGCACGTTGTCATAGGAGCTGTGGGCATCTTGTTCGCTGCCGGAAGAGGCCTGTTCCAGCTGTGCCCGCAGGTCGGCGGTCATCTCGGCGGCCATTTCCCTGGCCTGACGCTCCACCTCTTCCTTGTCCACCACCGCAGTGATGGGCTGTTTCTTGAGCGCGTCGTTCTCGGCCTTGAGCTTGTCGCCCCGGAGCTTGGCCGCTTCGGCCATCTGCCGGGAACCAACCAACTGGTTCTCTGCGTCCTTGGCCCGGGCTTCGGCCCTGTCGCGCTCGGCTTCGGCCTTCTGGCGCTGGAGGTTGGCCGCAATGCGGCTTTCGTACATTTCGTTATAGCTCCGTTCTGCCTTTTCTTTCTCGGCTTTCAGCCGGGCATTTTCCTTGTCCAGCCCCTGCACATCCGCAAGGGCGGCATCCAAGTCGTTTTTGGCAGTCTGGGCTTCATCCTGTGCCTTGCTTACCATATTCCACGCCTCTTCCTCCCGGGCTTCGGCGGCAGCGGCACGGTCCTTCTCGGCCTTGATCTGGGCAAGGGCTTCCTGATACTGCTTGTTGGTGGTGATGTCGCCACTCTTGACCTTCTCCACCAGCTCCGGCGGGGCACTGGGCTTTGCCACGGCGTACAGCAGGGTGGGCGGCAGGGCTTCCAGAATAGCCTGCTGGCGGGGGCTGCTGCCGTCCATCAGGGCAGAGACTTGCAGCAGGTTGTAGGCGGTTGACTTTGTGATGCCGATAGAGCAGCACCATGCCCGAAAAGAATCATCCCCGCGATTGCCATGCTTTGAGTTGTCCAACAATTGGACAACTCCGCACAGCGCATCATGGGCGGCGGCAATGGCATTGCCCATGTGGACAAGGCCGCGCTCGGCCATCTGTTTGCCGTGGCGGTATTCGTCCTCGGCAAAGTGCAGGTCCTCCACGGTCTGGTCAGTCAGGCCGGAATAATCAAACGCCGGGCGCATTGCATCCGGCACGGTAGTTAGGGGCTTGTCCTGCATGGCACCAGCTGTTGATACAGAAGAACCGCCCGCCGATGCGGCAGGGGCCGATTCGCAGTTCTGCAGGGATGTCGCGGGGGTCGATGCGCTTGCATCCGCCCCGCTCTCCGAGATGGTCGGCGTTGCCGCTGTGGCAGTCGGAACAGCATTCTCTGCCGTAGTCACAGCAGCATCCGCATTCTGGGCAGGTGCACATGAGAGAATCTCCTTTGCTTTTTTGATGTCGGCAAGAATCTTTTCCATTTCCTGCTGCGGTGTCATGTCCTTGCGGCTTCCATCCAGATTGAAAAACTGACCAAACAGCTCTCTTTTTGCGGCAACACCTTTCAGATTCTGAGTGCATGTGATTGTCAGGCAATAGCGCCCGTCAGACCCATAGTCCGATGCACGAATATCTTTGGAGAATGAGCTGAAAATCTCTCTGTCTGGATAAGTGTCTTTGATCCATGCAGAGACCTGAGACAGAAAGTCGAAGTCCAGACTATGCACTCGACAGGTGCATTTATCCTTGATAGAGCCAGCAAACTCTGACGCATAAGTGAGGGTCTTGCTCATCCGGCACTCGTAGCCCCGAGTCTCCCGGCTGACAGTTCTAGCACTTTCATCCCATTGAAAGTCTCCGTATGGCATGGCATAGGGGCATCCCCAGCACTCATGGCCGGGTGCGTAACCAGATAGGCGGTTTCCAGTGGTACTGGCATCGGTGGATTTCTTCACTCGCCGTCCGCATTTGCAGATATAGGTGGTCACACTTTCACCTCCGTGCCCTTCAGGCGGTCCAGCATCTCGGTCTGCACATCCTTGTTCATGGGCTGGATGTTGTTGCCCTTCCAGCCATAGCAGAGGATGGGTCCGTAAAGCTGACGGCCTCGGTACTTACGGTTGAGCAGACTGGCGGGCTGGATGGGACCATCGTACCGGCCCACGAACAGCACCGCCGGGGTGCGGGGCAACACGATCATCTCGCAGGGCGTGCCCAGCCGGTTCTCAATGGCCCACAGGCTGTCGGGCAGGGATGCGATCACCGGGGCCTTGCTCGGTTCGGCTAAAATACCTTTCATTTGTAAACTCCTTTCTGATGTGGTATCATCAAGGGTGATGGGGCTTGTGAATTCCATCACCCTCTGGGCTCGTCCGTGTTACCAGCACGGGCGGGCTCATTTTTGTTGATGTCCTCGGCATCCTCTTCTGCGTTTCCGAGTACAAAGCTTTCGATAAGCGGTAACCAGTCCGGCGTTAACTCGGAGATGTACCTTTTGGCATAATAGTAATAGATTGCATTGCTGACCTGCAGAGAGCCGGTGGCCCGCTGGTCCTTGACCATGTGATTTGCCTGATTGCGGCTCAGGCCCATGCCCATCAGGAGCTTCTTCAGACGTTTCGTTTTCATGCGCCCCTCCGGTTCTGCCGGTAGTCCGGCTCTTCGGTGCGGGCGTGGGTACGGTCAACGCGGCCATAGCGGCGGGCGTTCTGTTCACGATCCTGGGCGGCAAAGCCCAGCCGCAGGAACGCGACCGCTGCCAGAACCAGGCACAGGGCCGTGACGAACTGGCTGTCAGAGATGGAGCTGCCCAGCTGTGCACCGCCCTCGATGCCCATGCCGTACAGCAGACTTGCGGAACCGCTGGCAGCAGCCAGCCAGTACCAGACGCGGGATTTAATCTTCATTGGGGGATTCCTCCATTCTGTCCATGAGGTCTGCGGCAGTAGTCACTATGCTGAGCAATGCTTCCGGATTTCTTTGATCTATGCAAATCCCGGCAATCAGAGCGGCGCAAAGGGCTTTCTGTTCCATCTCTGTGCCGCAGGCATAAATCTTGGGGTTCCCATCCTTCCCCAGCTGGATTTTTAACTGAGCGTTCGGGCTGATATTCATGCTCCTACCTCCTGAAGACAATTGACTGCGGGTCTGCAGTCGTCCAATGCCCATCCGATGACCGGGTGCCATTCGCCATCAGCAAAAATCTGCAGCCCGGTGTGGCTTTCATCCTTGATTTGTCCGCCCAGCTGGTAGCAGCCAGATGCCTGACTACCGCCCCAACGGAACCACTTGTTCCAAAACAGCGGTGCGATGTACGCGCATCCAGTGGGCGCTGCGGCTCGCTCAGATGCGAGGGTATAAGGTTTCATGCGGTCTTTTCCTCCTTTGCGATTGCCGGGAAGAAATACTCCCCGATTTTTTCTTGCGGAATGTGCAGTGCTCTGCAGATGATAACGATCTCGTCACTCCTCCAAGGTTGTGTCCCCTTGAGCCGTGCGGTCATCGTGTTGGAGCTTACCCCAATCAGGGCCGCAAGTGCGCCCTGGTTGAGATCCTGGTCTTCTGCCAGACGACTGATTTTGAGATAAGGCTTCTTCATGGTGATTCACCTCCTTGTTGTGGTTGCATCCCTTCTGCGGTATAATCGAGCAGGAAAGGGGGTGATAAAATGATTTTTGAGAGCTTTTTAGAGATGCAAGGTTTGAATATGCAAATTGAGCGAAACGGTGAGATCGTTGCGACTGTTCCGGGTCTGCCAAATCGGGAAAAAGCAACGAATCGCCGGTATATTGGGTTTCGCCCGGGGACCGATATCAAAATAGATGATGTTGTTATCAATCCGGCAAAGGAACGGCTTTATATCACAGAAACACAGGCATCGTACTTCCAAAAGGAACAGGAGCAAATAAAAGCGTTCTATATGACCGAGGTCGAGAAAAAACGGAAAGAAACGGAACAACACCAGAGCACTATTTACAATATCGGCACAGCGTATGGCTCTGTAATTGGAACAGCCAACACAGCAACCATCAACTATCAGACGAGCTTTCGTGAACTGCGTGATCGGGCAGAGGCTGAAAATGCGCCAGATAAGGAGCAAGTCCAGAAGCTGATCGACCTTGTTGAAATGATTGTGAATGAGCAAATTCCTCCACAGCGGGGGCTGCTGTCCAAGTTTTCGGAAACGATGGAACGGCATTCATGGGTTACAAGTGCGGTTGCCTCTGCACTTGTATCGTGGTTGACACAACTTCCGCATTGACCTCAATGCTCAAATTCAGCAACGCTTTCCCGTTGCTGGATTGAGCGAACGAGTAGGCTTTCACGTTCTGGATAACCGTTTCATCTATTTGGCAGAGAATACGATCGTCCAGCTGTGAAAGCTGAATTTCTTGCGCCCGGCCTGCCGTCTCCAGCGGCTCGCCGGGCTTTTTGGTTTCCTTCATCTTTTTCACCTCCTTGCTGATGAATTAAATTCCGCAATCAAGAGAAAAAAATAGCTTGGGTCTCGCTCAGCGTAAGCTCCAGCATAGAGGACAGCTTATCAACTTCCGAGACTTTGAACTCGTTCTCATTGTTGATCTTACGCTGGAGACAATAAGGCGTGATGCCGAGTTTTTCGGCAACGGCCTTCAGCTTGAGACCCTTTGCTTCGATTCTTTCTCTGAGGGCCTTGGTGTCAGTCATTCGAAAAAACACCTCCTTTCTGCGGAATTAAATTCCGCAAGCTCATATTACCACCTTGCGGAACGAAAGTCAACAATATTTGACTGAATTTTCAAAAAATATTGAATTTCATTCACACATGTGGTATTCTAACAGTAAAGAAAGGCGGTGCTACGATGTCTGAGATATATAATCGCATTCGGATGCGTCGGCAGGAACTCGGCTGGACAACAGACGAGCTTGCAAAACGAATGGGATATAAAGATAGATCATCTATCAGTAAGATTGAAAGTGGAAAAGCGGATATCCCACAATCTAAAGTAAAGGCTTTTGCGGATGTGCTTGACACCTCAGTTTCATGGCTGCTTGGCATTGATGAAGCAAACAACACTTCTGACAAGACCGATGCAGACCCCATCCCTCCCGGTTTCCAGCCCATGCCGGAGATGGACATGGTCCCATTGGTGGGCCGGATCGCCTGCGGTACGCCGATCACGGCGGAACAGAACGTGGAGCGCATAGTCTGTGTACCGTCCAAGTGGCGCTCCACATTTACGTTGACCTGCAAAGGGGACAGCATGGAGCCCCGGATACACGATGGCGATCTGGTGGCCATCCGCAAACAGCCGGAGGTGGAAAACGGTGAGATCGCTGCTGTGCGCATTGGAGAAGAGGCAACCCTGAAGCACGTCTATCTGCACGAGAACTTCATTGAACTGAGGCCGGAGAATCCGGCTTTCAACAGCATCATCCTCAGCCGGGAGGATATGAACACCGTTGTCATTGAAGGCAAGGCCGTGGGGCTCTGCCGAGATATCTAAAATGGGAGGAAGTTAAGATGTCACTGTTTGGCAAGAAAGAAAAAGAAGAAATTGCACGACTGAATGCTGAAATGCAGAGCCTTCGGGAAGCTATGCCGTCAGAAAGCCGCACACTGGACGACATCAATCGAGAAATCAAAGCTTCACGTGAAGAACTCGCTCGTGTCCAAGAAAACCTTGAAAGCCGCAACAGCGAGTTGAAAGATGCCTTGGAAGAACTTCAACAGGCAAAAGACCAGCTCATTGAGACGAATGAAGAAGTCCTGATGCAGAGCTTTGGCCTTTATACTCCTCGGTACTCTTTTATGAATGCGGACGAGTATAAAGCGCACCTGTTGGAAATTCGTGCCAAACAGAAAGATATGATTAAGGCGAAAACGGCTGTCAGCGGTAATATGAACTGGACAGTCAATGGAAATGCGTCCAAAGGCAAGAAGATGGTCGCTGATATGCAGAAGCTTCTCCTTCGTGCGTTCAATTCCGAATGCGATGACGTAATTGAACACGTCAAGTACAATAATATTGAAGCCAGCGAAAAGCGCATTACTACCTCTCGGGAAGCGATTTCCAAGCTTGGAACCATTATGGAAGTCAGCATCCAGCCTAAGTATTACCGCTTAAAAATCGAGGAACTTCATCTTGCTTTTGAATATGCTCAGAAAAAGCAGCAGGAGAAGGAAGAGCAGAAGGAAGCTCGAGCAAGAATGCGTGAAGAGGCAAAGCTTGCCAAGGAAATCGAAGAAGAACGCAAAAAATTGGAAAAAGAGCAGCAGCATTATCAGAACGCGCTGGAGCGTATCAATGCGCAATTGGCTTCTGCTTCTGAGGCCGACCGCGCAGCAATCGAAGAAAAGAAAGCAGAGCTGGTGGCCCAGCTGGATAAGATTGACAAGGAGTTCAAGGATGTTGATTATCGTGAGGCTAATCAGCGTGCCGGTTATGTTTATGTGATCTCGAATATTGGAGCATTTGGCGAGAACGTTTACAAAATCGGTATGACACGCCGTCTTGATCCTCAGGATCGTGTGGATGAGCTGGGCGATGCCTCGGTTCCGTTTGACTTTGATGTACATGCTATGATTTTTTCGGATGATGCTCCTCGGTTGGAAGCTGCACTGCACAATGCCTTTGCGGACCGCAAGCTCAACTTTGTAAACCAGCGGCGAGAGTTCTTCCGTGTTTCCCTGGACGAAATCAAAAAGGTTGTCAAGGAAAACTATGACCGTTCTGTGGAGTTTGTGGAACTTGCTCCGGCAGAACAGTACCGTGAATCCATTAAGTTGAGAGAAGAGGCGCAGAAGGCAAAGCAGAGCGCTCAAGGATAATTCGCTCAGCCCCAGCTGGAAGACGTACAGATCGAGGGCCGCGCCGTGGGCTGGACACACTGGGTGGGGTAAAAAGACAGATTGAAAGTGGAGGTTGTACCATGAAAAAGAGATTTCTTTCGATGATTCTTGCAGTTGTCCTGTGTGGCTTGCTTCTGGCCGGTTGTGACGGCGGCGGTTCTACCGGAACGGTTCCACCCGCACCAGAAGCACCTGCCGTATCTGCCGGAGTGGTATCTATTAAGCTCCTGGGTGCTTCTTGGGAGAAGAAGATGGACGGCTACACCTATGTCTATTACAGTGCTGAGCTTTCCAATGGAAACTCAAAGACTGCCGGAGCGTGTCAGATCACCGTCACTTCAAGAGATGCTGAAGGCCATGTTCTGGATGTTTCCAACGGCTATACCGGAAGAATTGCCGGAAATGATACGATCCGGTTCAGTGGAGGGGTAATGTACGTCGGCGATGTTCCTTCTGCGGTAGAACTTGCCGTCGGGAACCCCATGGGTGGATACAATGATCATTTCGATGCAACTGCAAAGGCATCCGATTTCCAGTTCAAGAATGTGGCACGTCTGGACGAATCAAAAATTTCCGGCGATGTTGTCAACAACAGCTCTGTTGATTGTACCAATGTCCGTGTCTCTGTGATTCTGAAGAAAAACGGTCAGGTTATTGGCGGCACATATACATACGCCAATAATGTAAAGGGGAACGGCGGTTCCGCACCATTTGTGATTTATTCTTTTGTAGATTATGACAGCTTTGAGGTTGTCGCCGCAGAGTGGTAAAAAAGGCCGGGAAGAGATGAACGATGTGCATATTGAAGGCAAGGCCGTCGAGCTTTGCCGGGATATCTGAAGTAGGAGGAAGAAGAAATGTCCAAAAGAATGACAACAGATGAGCTGAAGCGCCACATAGCAGACGCTCTGGGAGAGTTGGATGAACTGCTTAACAGTTGGCTCTATTCATCCAATGAAATAGACCAGAAAAGAGCCCAGATCATGTCCTACTGGATCAAAACATATACTGGAATGATCCGGCGGGAAAATGAGTTTAACCCTGCATCTCTTCCTCGTTTGGCCCGGCGGCAAATCGTGAACGTGGACTTTGGATTCCGGGTCGGCTCTGAACTTGGCGGGTTGCACTATGCTGTTGTGCTGGATAAGGCGAACAGCGTAAATGGGGATACAGTCACAGTTATTCCGCTTGGTTCCCTGAAGGAACGCCACAAGGCGAGCCGGAATAAAATCATATTAGAAGATGGAATCTTTGCGGCACTGGATGAAAAGGCGCAGAATCAGGTAGATGAAGCAAGGAAACTCATGGATTCTGTTGCAACTGATCCTGCGCTGAAATCCATGTCCGAGATGGATCGGATGACAGAATCCATGAAACGCTACGCCATGGCGAAGAACAAACTGGAAAACTCCGAGGCCAGCATCAGAAGGATGGAAAAGCTCAAACACGGCAGTGTTGCCAATATCAGTCAGATCGCAACCGTCAGTAAGCTGCGCATCAAGGAGCCTGTAACGCCGCATTCTGTACTTTGCGGTGTGAAAGTTTCGGAACGCGACATGGAGCAGATTGAAAAAGCTCTCTTGGAACTTTACATTTCCAAAGGTGTTGTAAAAAAATTATTCGGAAATTCTGAAAATATCGGTTGACATCCTGCACAGAATATGCTATTATATTATAGCTTAACTTTGCCGCTTCGGCGGCAGCGCGTGAGCGCAATTAGTATTTGCAAAGGCCAACCGCAGAAATGTGGTTGGCCTTTGCCTTTGTATAAAGAAAAAACTCCCCCGGTGCTACCAACACCGGAGGAGTTAAGATAAGCGGCTCACCCAGAAGAGGGCATCGCACACTCGACACTGCGATTATACCTCTTTTGGGCGGGCTTGTCAAAGTGTACCCCAAAGGAGGTATTTTTTATGGGAATGAGAACCAACACCGCCCAGTGGCTGCCGAACCAGAACCGTTGGCAGATCAAGGTGCAGAAGGACGGGGTGCGCAAGACGTTCACCAGCGCAAAGCCGGGCCGTACCGGCCAGCGGGAGGCAAATGCTAAAGCAGATGCCTGGCTGGATGAGGGCATCTGCAGCACAACCAAGCGCTGCTCGGAGGTCTGGAACGAGTATCTGATCTCGGTGCGGGCCACCGCCGGTACAAGCTATGCCCAGCAGGTGGAGAAGTTCGGACAGAACTACATCCTGCCAGTGGTGGGCGACCGCCGGATCGGTGACCTGAATACGGGAATGCTGCAGGATGTGCTGAATCGGGCATACAAGGAAGGCAGCATGAATCCGCAGGCCATCCGAAAGAGCAGGGGAAACCTTTCGAGGAAAACATTGCAGGGAATCCGGGCGGTTGAAGTCAGCTTTGTGAAATGGGCAAGGCAGCACAAATACACCGCCCTGCGGCCAGAGGACGAGGGGCTCACGGTACCCAGGGGAGCACGTCCAAAGGGCCGAAAGATCCTTCAGCCGGACGCGCTGCGGGTTCTGCTTTCTGTAGATACACGCATCGTCCGTGGCAAGGTTGAACAGGATGCCAATATCCATGCATACCGCTTTGCGGTCCTGACCGGCCTACGCCCCGGGGAGCTGCTGGGGCTGCGCGTGGGCGACATGGAGGGCAACCGGCTGCATCTTGCCCGGGCCATCAATACCTTTGATGAGGAAACACACGGCAAGAACGAAAACGCTATCCGCACGGTGGTCCTGCATCCGCTGGCGGCTGCGGAACTCCACGCTCAGCTGCAGCAGCGGGCCTTTGAAGAGGAGCGGCCTCTTCGGGGAGATGATCCAATCTTCCTGTTGGAGAATGAGCACAGCCTCTATAACTACTGGCAGTTCTACCAGCGCAGCAACGGCATTGACCCGCCGGTCAGCCTGTATGAGCTGCGGCACACCTTTGTGAGCATCATCGAGGATGCTGTGTCCCCGGCAGAACTGCGCCGCATGGTAGGGCATAGCAAAAGTATGGATACTTACGGCTGGTACAGTCACGCCGTTGACGGCAGGGCTGACACGGCAGCAATGGCCGTTTCAGATGCGCTGGCAGAGTATTCTCCGCGTGCAAAATAACCCACTTTGTAACCCGTTTTTGTTCCTAAATGGTTGTGATAGCCGATATTTGATTTTTGGTAAAATTCAAAAAATGCGCATGAATCCATCACAATTTCAAAGCGCATCCAGTGAATTGTGATAGTTGAGCTTGTTCGAATCCACCCGCGCCCACCAAACAAGAAAAATCCGAACCTGTTTCCAATTGGAGAAGGGTTCGGATTTTTCGTTTTCTTTGGGTACAGCAATGAAGGCTCCCGTGGACGGCGCAAAACTCTGATGCCTTGTCATAGACCGTAAGCCGATAACGAGAATTGGAGGATGCGATTATGAAGTATGATGAAAGAGCCTGCAAGTTTAACATGGATACCGGATGTGTGGAGTTGACTCTCCAAGATGGGAGAAAAATCTCCATTGACTGCACCGGGGCCGAGGATGTGCTGAATGTGACCATGGCGCAGCAGACAGAACTGGACTATCTCATCTATAACGACCCGCTGGCGTATGCCGAACTGATTTTGAACGGAAACCCGAAGGAGTATCTGAAAAACGCAGCCGGAAGCCACGGACTGGAAGATTAAGGGCAAAAAAATAAGAGGTGTGCCCAACTGGACACACCTCGGTGAGATACATCTATATAAGGCAGGACGTTCCCTTTACTGGGAGCGTCCTGCTGTTTTTATGCTGCAACAGGCAAGGCTTGTAGAACTTCCTGCTCTTTCAGCCATTCCTCATATTCACGCTGGCCTTCCTCGCTGTTGAAAAACTCAACCATGGAGGGATAAAAGCAACGTGCAAGGGTTTTGATTGCTTCATCCGGGTAGCCGGATTTGTTTGACTTCTTCTTTTTATTCAAATGGTATCCTCCGAAAATCAAAGTTCCATATCCTGCCCACGCTTGCGGTTTCGCTGTGGCACATTCATGGTGCGCTCCTGCTTGGGGGCAAGAATCTTTTCCAGAAAGCCGCGCACCAGTTCGGGCGCACGGTGGAGAGCATCCAGATAAGGCTTCACATCATACCAAAGGTCGTGGTACTTGTTGCTCCAACGAACGGCCTCCTTCTTGGCGGTGGAAAGTTCTTCTTTCAGGCGGCGGTTCTCCACGTCCATCATATAGCCGTGGTCGGCTTGCTTTTTCAGCTTGGAAAATTCTTCTTCGGTCAGCGAGTAGTTACCGAGAAAGGTGCGCTTGCCGATATAATCCAGATCGCGCGCATGAATGAGGGCTTCTTTCGTGAGCGTGGCCTTTTTCTGCACAGCGGCAAGTTCCTTTTCGGTCTTGGAGAGGGTTTTGTTGGTTTGGGTGAGGTGCTGCTCTTTCTGGTCAATCTGGGCGGTCAGGCTGTCCAGCCGCTCCTGCTCCCGCTGGACTTTGAATTGGGTTACGGTCAGGTGTTCTTCAGTGCTGCCACGTTCGCCGCGCTCCACATCGGTGTGCCCGGCAGCGCGCATAAAATTAAAGAAGTCGTCCTGTAAGATGCTGTACGACTTCTTCAGGACTGGCTTGCCGTTCTTTTGAAAGACAGGCTTTCCGGCATCGTCCAGCAGGGGTTTGGATGCCCACTTCTTGCTCCGGCTGACCTGCATGACAGTCTCCTTGACTGTGCCGACAAGAGCCTTATCCTTGCAGCGTTTCGACCAGAGGATCTGCTTTTCCACCACAGGCACATAGACCACATGGAGATGGTAGTGGTAGACCTCCCGGCCTAGTGCTTCAGTCATGGCACGGTTGATCTCATCGGCGTGCATGACAGCCGAGAGGATATACTGCTCACCACCCACGATCTGAACGGCTGCTTTGTAGGCATCCGCATAGAATTGCTTGGCGAACTCGTAGCCACCGTGATTGTCAAAATAGGCCGAGTTGACATCAAAGACAAGTTCGCAGTAGTGGGTGGCATCCGGTTTCAGGCCGCGTGTGGAAATGGTTCCAACGGCTTCCAGTTGGGCAAATAGGTCAGTGTAGCTGGCGGTTGGCTTTTTGAAGTGGACGTTCCATGCAGCGCGCTGGGGGATAATATCGGGGTTCCGATAGCTGTCCTTTTCACGCTCATTGTGCTGCTGGGTGTTGCCAACGGCCTTGTCCGAAACGGCGAGATTTCGGACACTGGTGCGGTCAACGCCATCGTTTCTTGCCAAAGGGCATCCCTCCTTTCAAGGTTCATCGAGAGGTGACGGGGAACGAAGATGCACTTCTTCGGAAGTGTAATAACCCACTATAACACTTTCATCCCTATGGGCTGCAAAGTGTAGTGGGCTCTTCGAGGACTCTCCGAGGGGGAACGTCTCCTGCGGGAGAGCTAATCAAGTTCACGTTTGCGAAGCAATGAAAGCCCCAGTGGGGCTTTTAAGTGACCGAACGGTCTTGCGCCAGCAAGATGGAGGGGCCTCGCCCCGACAAGTTCGCACAATGCGAACTTGATGGCTCCGTACGCATCTGCAAAAATCGCGTACGGAGTTCAAATAACCTGTACGGTTCGTACGGCGTACAAATGAGCAAAAATACAGACGATAAAACGCTTTATTTTCTCGAAATGTGCCGTACAGGTGCGTACAAGTACAGACCGTACAGGTTGTACGAACTTCTTCCGTGAAAAAATGCACTTTTTACGGACAGGGGTGGACAAGCGGTTCGATGCCCACAAAGCCCCGCACCCTGCGGCCACCGGGCAAAGCGATATTATGTACTGCACCAGAGTACCCAAAGCGGGAACTCTGGTGTTTTTTGCTTCCTGCCTGAATATACGGGGAATTTTGCAGAAAGAGCAAAAAAGCGGCAGAACTGCAACGGAAAAAGAAAAAATGCCCTTGCTGGTTGCAGGGCTGCAACAGCAAGAGCAGAGAAGAAACCGTATATTGAACAAAACGGCAGAGCGTATTATAATGAGGAAAAAGCTCAAAAAGGAGGGCCGACTTCATGGCACAGGAATATCTGCCCGCACCATCCAACATCCGTCTTGCGGACTTGATGAAAGAGCACAACATCAGCCAACCAGAGCTTGCCAAGGAGCTTGGCTGCTCTAAAAGCACTATCAGCCGCTTCATCAGCGGTGCGAAAGGAACCCTGACCCATGAGCAGGTGCTGAAAATCGCAAGGCTGTTTAACGTGTCCACGGATTTCCTGCTGGGAGAAACCAACATCCCCGACCGCAAAAATTACGACATTGCCGAACTGGGCTTGTCCGTAGAGGCTGCAAAGAACCTCTACACAGGGCGTGTCAATGCAGAGGTGGTCAACCTGCTGTTGGAAAACGCCCGCTTTGCAGAGCTTACATACCGCATAGCGCAGTATTTTGATGATACCTTTGCATCCGGTATCGCAGCACAGAATGCCATGCTCACGACATTGAGCACCCTGCTGCGCACAAGGGTCAAGACCCCGGAGGCAGCCAAAGCCGCAAAGGACATCAGCCTTCGGAGAAAGCCGGTGTATCAAGGTGATCTTGATGACATTGAAATGTACTTCATGGCGGCGGTCAAGGAAATCAAAAAGGGTATCGGGAGCCATTACGCCGAACAGGAAGCCATGAGCAAGAAAGTGGCAGAGAAGATGTTCACTGAATTGACCAAAGGGCAGGATGTGCAGCACCCAACGATTACGGCAGAGCAGTTGACAGATGCAATGTTGGACAGCGTTTCGGGTATGGAAGGAGCCACGCCGGAAGCACTGGAACAGCTGCGGAACGGTCTGCTGGGAATCTTGCAGTCTGCCGCAGAGCAGGAAAACGCCCATGAAGCAGACGAATGAACGGCTTTGTGCGCTGGCACAGAAAGGCGATGCAACTGCACTGGACGGCCTGATCGAAAACAACAAGTCCTTTATTGGCAAGGTGGCAAATGACCTTTTCCACAGTATGAATCTGGCACAGTCTGGCCTGAACCTTGACACGGATGATCTGAAACAGGCAGGCAATCTGGGCTTATGGAAAGCCGTGCCAAAGTTCGATGCAGCGCGCGGCATGAAGTTCCTGACCTACGCGGCTCCTGCCATCCGCAACGCCATGATGGACATGGTACGGGATGCCTTTGCCGCCTTTGAGCAGCGGATGCAGACGGAGGACAAGGACGGTGTCTGCTACCAGTGCGTTTCGCTGGACGATGTTCTGCCGGGAGAAGAGCAGCTGCGGCGCACCGAAGCCATAGCCGACCCTTACGCCATGCAGCCACAGAGCATTATGGAAGAGCAGGAATCGCGCCGGGAACTGTACGATGGCCTGAAACGGCTGACCCAGCGAGAGCAGACCTACCTGCTGTACCGCTATGGCTTTACCGATGGCGAGGAACATCCGCTGATCGGCGCAGCGATATACTTCCACCTGACAAAGAGCCGTGCCAAAAAGACCGAGGAACAGGCTATGGACAATCTGCGGCTGGAACTGCCGTGGTGGTTTCTTTGAATAAAAAGAAAAAATCGTGATTGTGCTACAAGTTTTCTGGAAATTTATGTGCAGCTATACGATTTTGAAAAATTTTATGGACAAACGAAATAAATCAGGCTTAAATTTCGTTATCTAAACAAAAAGCAAGGAGGGAGCTTTGATGACTTGTAAAAATTGTGGTTATGAAAACAAGTTGGGTGTTCGATATTGCCAACGGTGCGGTCAGTATATTGAACCAAAACGGACATTGGCACAAGAAGTTAAATCGTTGGATTTTAGAAGCCTTGCTGGTGTTGGCCGTAGAGATGTGAATATTGCGCCGCTGTTTACTGCATCACCCGTTCAAACTCCGGAAAAAGCACACCAAACGCCATCGCCTGTTGAACCGATGCCAGACGGAAGATGGTATTGCCCGGACTGCGGAACATTAAATGCTTCTTCTGAACGTTTTTGCAAAAACTGTGGAAAAGTCCGATAAATGTGAAGAAAAACATGGAAGGAGGAAACCGTATGAAAAAGAAGGCTATAATAGTTCTTTGCCTTGCGCTGGTACTTACATTGATTGGCTGTGGAAATAATGCTCAAAGTTCAGATGAACACAAATGTGAGGATGGATTTTTGTTTAAGTAAACAAATTTGGAAAATCCTGCAACAAATGTGTTGGTTGCTGCGTTGTCTAAGTAAAAGCTTCTGATGGAAACAAACGGGAGGTGTATGTTCTATATGAAAAGGAGCTTCATTGCAATTTCGGTTGCGACAATCATAGGATTGTCAGCTTGCTCAACAAAAGTATCCTCTTCAACTTCTATGAACTCTCCTATATCGACATCGGTGACAAGCGAGCAGGAATTTTTATCTAATCTTGAAAATGCCAGCACAAGCCAAGTACTGCAAAAGCTTAAAGAATCGGATGGTGGGTATACAGAAGATTGCTTTTCGGTGTTGACAAATCGCCTTATCAAATTCCCTCAAGACACACTGTATGTGTTGAAATATGACAAACTGATGAATGATAAAGACTTTCAGCAGCTTGTTTTATCCGGTATAAAAACAGAGCTTCCCTATAGTGGGTCGGATGAAGAAAGAAATACGATTTATCAGTATCTGGAATCCATCACCACTGATAAAGAATATGGACAAATCGCATCAGATATTTTAGGAGAACAAGCTGAAAACAAGGAGAAACCAAATCGGCAAATTGAATTTCAACCTGAAGAATCAGGACAAGCGAGCAGTGTTATTTCAATCGAACTTCCGCAAGGGTGGAAAATTCAAAAGAGAGAACAAACGCAACGTGCTGATAATAAACCGCTTGTTCTTGCAAGCCTGAATCCGTCTTATCCAGTATATGATATTTATGACAAAAATCATGTGTTGGTTGGCGCGGTTGGATACAGCACCTATGAACCATATGAAGGTGATAGAGATTCCGTGCAGATTGTTTACTCTGCACTTCGGCTTGGATCAGTGTACAGATTTGATACAGACAGCAGGTATGAGGTAGTTGAAACAAACAAACATGGAACGACTGCACTTACAATGGTAGTTTATCAGGATGGTGCAAATGTTGAGCCGGTGAACAACTGGGGCATTCTCTCATATAATAATGAGAAAGAATGTTTTGTGGCGGTTGAACTCGAATCGAATTTTGTGTTGGAAGAACAGGCGTTAGAAATAGCAAAATCCATTGAATTTTAGAAGGATATTTATAAGTGACCAGTGGATTTGCCTGATATTTGTGGTTTCTTTGGCCATTGGGCCATTGATTTTGCACTACTATGAGCAAAGGGAAAATTTAAAATAGGCAAACAACCCGCCATTTGCAACGACTGCAAGTAGCGGGTTGTTTGGCCTATTTAGAGGTTAGCCTTCCAGTCTGCCATGTTCACATCCGAGGGAGAGGTAGTGCTCTATCTTCCCTCCCAGCACGAGCTAGGCATACTCCAAGGGCTTGTTGTAGAGCAGCCAATCCAGTTCTGCCCGCTGTGCCGGGGCGTTGCCGTATTCGTTCTCAATGGCTATGCAGTCGATGGCAAGAGTGATTTCATCCTCGAACCGGGCTTCCAACCGGTTGGTGTCCATGTTGTAGCGGCAGGAAAGCAGTTTCATCATAGTGGTATTCTCCTAGACTTGATTTTTTGGTGTGCGGTCACTCAAACCAATGCCGTCAAGCCGGTGGTGGATATATAGCTTCTGATTGTGCTAAACTCCAGTGGGAACTTACTATCGCAAGAGTAGTAAGTGATTTTGATATCGAACATCGACAATTCGGCAATAAGTATAGTGTACAATACAGAGAATTTTCAATTGAGGTTTCGTACTTGATTGACTTGCAACGCAAAATACGTTACAATAAAACTGAGGTGATAACCATGGAAAAAACGATGACACTCAATCTTCGTGTGAACCCTACCGTCAAGCAACAAGCCGAAGATGTGCTGAAGCAACTCGGCATCCCGATGGCGACCGCCATTGATATGTACCTGCGCCAGATCACCTTGACTGGCGGCATTCCCTTCTCGCTGTCCCTGCCAAAAGCTCCTGCGGCTCTGAACGCTGACACCATGACCGATGATCAGCTTCACGCCGCCTTGCAGGTAGGCATCAAGGAGATTCAGAACGGTGATACCGTGGATGCCGCAAGCGCATTCGCACAGTTCAGGGAACAACACAGATGAAGCAGTATGACGTAAAAATTTCCCATGCAGCCCTCAATGATATGGAGCAGATTTACAGCTACATTGCTCACCGTCTGCTGGAGCCTGACACGGCTATGGGGCAGTATAACCGCATTGCAGAAGCCATCCAGTCGCTGAACATCCTGCCGGAACGCTGTGCGCTGGTGGAAAGCGAACCAGAGCGTACCCAAGGGCTGCGGCAGATGCTGGTGGACAACTACTCGGTGTTCTACATCGTGGGCGAGGATGCGGTGTCGGTGGCTCGTGTGCTGTACAGTGCATCTGACCTTGTGCGCCGCCTGCGGAGAATGAAGTGAAAGAGGTGTTTGCATGACCGCTGTGATTTATGCCCGCTATTCCAGCGATAATCAGCGTGAGGAATCCATCGAAGGGCAGATCCGAGAATGTACTGCCTATGCGGAAAAGAACGGCATCACTGTGATCAAACACTACATTGACCGTGCCCTTTCCGCCAAAACCGATAACCGCCCGGACTTCCAGCAGATGATCAAGGACAGCGAGAAACGGTTGTTTGACATTGTGCTGGTCTGGAAGCTTGACCGTTTTGCCCGAAACCGCTATGATTCGGCCCACTATGAGTACCTGCTGGAACGCAACCATGTCAAGCTGGTATCTGCCACGGAGCCTATCTCTGACAGCCCTGCGGGTATCATGGTCAAGAGTATGCTCACCGGCATGGCTGAATACTACTCGGCAGAGCTTTCTGAAAAAGTTGTGCGCGGCATGACTGAGAATGTGCTGAAAGGCAAGTACAACGGCGGCACGATTCCCATTGGCTTCAAGGTGGACGAAGAGAAGTTCTTTCAAATCGACCCGCTGAAAGCTCCCTTTGTGGTAGAAGCCTTTCAGCGGTACAATGAGGGTGCGACCATGAAGGAGCTGATGAACTGGCTGAACGACAGTGGCGTGACCACCAACCGTAATCAGAAGTTTACCTACAACAGTGTTCAGACGCTGCTGACGAACAAACGGTACATCGGTGAAAACCACTTCAAGGACATTGTGATGCCCGACAGCATCCCGGCCATCGTGGACAAGGACTTGTTTGAGGAAGTGCAGCTGAAAATCAAAAAGAACAGCCGCGCTCCTGCCCGTCACAAGGCCGAGGACGATTACTTGCTCACCACCAAGCTGTTCTGCGGAATGTGCGGTGCCATGATGTTCGGCGAGTGCGGCACGGGTCGGAACAAAGTCGTTCATCATTATTATAAGTGCGCCACCGCGAAGCGTTTCAAGACCTGCAAGAAAAAGACCGTCCGTAAAGAGTGGCTGGAAGATTTGGTCATAGCTGAAACCATGAAGCTGATTCAGGACGATGCCGTGATTGATGCCATCGTTGCGGAAGTGATGGAGTTGCAGGATCAGGAAAACACCACGCTTCCTTTGCTGGAAAAGCAGATGCGCGAGGTAGAGAACGGCATTGAGAATATGCTGAACGCCATCCAAGCAGGTGTGCTGACAAACTCCACTAAATCGCGTTTGGAAAAGCTGGAAGCCCAGCAGAAAGAACTTGAGGTTCGGATCGCCGAAGAAAAAATCGCTCGGCCACGGTTAAGCGAAAATCAGGTTCGTTTCTGGCTGACCCGGTTCCGCAAGCTCGACCCGAACGTGAAAAGCCACCGGGAAACGCTCATCAACACCTTCGTGAATGCTGTTTATCTCTATGATGAAAAAGTTTTGATTGCGTTCAACTACAAAGACGGCACAAAAACCATCACTTTCGATGAAATCGCCGCCAAAGATGCCCCAGCAGGCAATGGTTCGGATTTGGTTAACTTCGCTCCATAA